ACTGGTTCAATTGATGCTACCATGGACATCACCGCATACTTTTCATCAGATGAAAGACTTAAGGATAACATTACTCCTATAGGTGATGCAATAAACAAACTAAACCAGATTGGAGGATATGAATTTGACTGGAATAATAATTCTGAGCATAGCGGTCACGATGTTGGTGTTATCGCTCAAGAAATCGAAAAAGTGCTGCCAGAAGTAGTTACCCAAAGAGACAACGGGTACTTGGCTGTACGTTATGAAAAAATTGTCGCGTTATTGATTCAAGCTGTAAAAGAACAGCAGTTACAAATCAATGAGCTGAAGTCAAAGCTCTAGCGACCAAAACCAAAACACATGGATATGACTAACCCTACCTGGACTTACCAGGGTAGGATCTTCAATAATATTAATGACTTCCCAGAAGATACTTATGGATTTATCTATGAGGTAACCCATAAACCTACCGGCCAAAAGTATATTGGTAAAAAAGTCCTACGCTTTGAGCGTAACAAAAGACTCGGTAAACGAGCACTTGAAGCTTTACGTGAAGAACGAAAAGCACAAGGAATAGGAGGAAGACTTCCTCTTAAGCAATTAGTAGTAACAGAATCAGATTGGAAAGAGTACTACGGTTCACACCCAACAATTATAAAGCTTGTAAAAGAGTCTAAAGATTTAAGACAAGATTTTGAACGTAGAATTTTAGAATTTGTTTCTAATAAGAAGCTTTTAACGTATTATGAGTGCAAGCACCTATTTATAAATGACGTCCTAGAGACACATAATCATCAATTTATAAATGATAATATACTAGGAAAATTTTATAGAAAAGACTTTAACAATGATTAAACTAAAAGACATTATCGGCTACCCATCACTACAGTACCATGTAGACAATGGTCTCTCTTTACATGAGCATGTCTATCGTTATTCTAGCGATGCCTTTATACAATTATTCAAAGAAGCAAGAGAAGCGCATAGAAACGGGGATATAGACCTTAATGAAGAAGATATTGAACTTTTAGAAACAACTGATATCGGAGAATATGGAGACTATAATGGAATGAGAGTTCCTTTAGATCTTCCGATGGTATCAAAAAAATATAATCCATTATTCGAAATTGGTTCACTTATTGACGAAATGATTGAGAACGAGGATACAATTGATGAAGCATCTTCTATTGAGGAGATGATAGACTTTGATATGATCAAAGAACTAGTAGAGTCAATTGGTGGCCAGATCGATATGGATAAATTTAGAAAGGCTGTAGCACTTAATAACGAATCATTTGATTATAATGGTTTTGATTTATTAAAAGCTTCTGTTGGGTATATGAATGAAGCTGAATATCAAGGTAAAAAGGTACAGCTTAACAAACCTAAGCGTGGGGGTTCTAAAAAATTCTACGTTTACGTAAAGAACCCTAAGACAGGAAATGTGAAAAAAGTATCATTTGGTGATACCGGACTTTCAGTTAAAATCAAAAAGAAAGGAGCAAGAGCTTCATTCGCTGCACGTCATAAATGTGCATCTAAAAAAGACAAGACTAAAGCAGGATACTGGTCTTGTAATATAGGCCGCTATTGGAAAAGTCTTGGCGGTGGTTCTAACTTCTCAGGTTACTGGTAGGATGGAATTATCATGGCTACAGTTTAGAAATCAAAGACATATTCGTATTTTAACAGAAAATGAGCAAATGCGTCAATATAGATTTTATCTTGATGCTCTAGCCGAACAAAATTATAGACAAAATAAAGGACCAGTACAAAGACCATTGAGAGTACAAATAACAGGATTCCTATTACAGGAAGACTTATTCTTAGTTCAACAAGAAAACGGTTCAGGAATTTATATTACAGAATATGCCTAATTTACCGATATCACAGTTACCTCAATCAACTACCCTTCAAGGAGATGAATTACTCGTCAACGTACAAGGAGGAGTTACTAAACAGCAAACAGTTCAGAGTATATTAAACGCTAATCTACCCCTTACTTCTTCAGGTATTGTTCTTTCAGGAGATATTGTTCCTGCTACTCCTCAAGGAGCTACATTAGGAAGTGTAGATAAACCATTTGCAGATTTATTCATACAATCGGGTTCTATTTCTATTGAATCAGATACACCTGGTGACCCATCTGCTATTATTTCAAATAATGATGGTAACTTAGAAATATCAGTAGGGGGTATGACACTTATTGAATCCGGTTCATCTTTTACTGCACCAACTGGTTCTTTTGATCAGCTGTCGGCTGGGTTACAAGAAGGGTATATGTGGGTTGGTGATAGTACTGATACAAATACTGCAATACCAACAGGTTCATTTGTTCAAACATCTCAAACTGGTTCTTTAGTTGAATCTGCTTATATTTCACTATACTCCTCAGCGTCTCAACAATTAGCTGTATCTGGAGCAGCACAACCAGTTACTTTTACTAGTGTTTGGACCAATAGCGGGATAAATTTAGTAAGCGGCTCTCAACTGGTAATGGAAAAAGCAGGAACATATCAGTTTAATTTTGTTGCACAAGTTCAAAATACAGAAAATGCAGTCCACGATTCTTACTTTTGGGTAAAATACAACGGAAGTAATTTTCCAAACTCAGCTACTCAAATGTCTTTACAGCCAAGAAAGAACGAAAGTACCCCATCTGCTCAATTAATGACGGTGAATATAGTTGGAGTTGCTCAAAATGATAATGATTATATTGAATTATATTGGACAGGTGATAGTGATACTATACGGTTAAATGAAACTCAAGCTACAGCCGTAATACCTGAAACACCTTCGGTAATTGCAAACATAATAAGAGTAGGTTAATAAAGTCTTAATTAGTTATATGAACAGAATTTTTTTTCACCAACAACAGAACGTTAGAAACGCTTACTGTAATCCACAGTCTAGACCCTTCGTCTTAGAGGCATGCTTTGAAATCTTAAATATTTTCGAACCTAAAAGTTTTCTTGAATTAGGATTCGGAAATGGAGATTGGTCACTAATGCACTCAGATTGTTTTTCTCATAAAACCTATTCTAATCAAGTTAGGTACTATGGAATAGATAATTTTGAACTTTGTACTAGAGAAGGTACACATGAGTGGTATACATGGGCTAGAAATGTAGAAGAACTCAGAAGAAGGATTGAAACCTGGAAATATTGGACAGGTACAGAAAGTTCTTTTTTTCCAAGCGATGGCGACATATTAAAAAATCTCCCAGAAATATTAGAAAGCTATAATACAAAATACGACTGTATTAGATTAGACTGTCTCTGTAATGACGTTGAGGATATTCATAAAGTATTATCTCAAGCATTAGAGTATGCTGAAGATAATTTTATCTTACTTGTTGACGACTGTGGTCTTACACAATGCCCTCAGAGATTAAAAGCTTGCATACAGTTAATAGAGGAAGAAAAATTAATACCTTTATGGATCTCAGATGATGAAATGGGATTTGTACCTCCCTCTTTTGATGTAGAGAAATTTATTTCTGCTTTTCGTCAAAACCATCAGGGTAAACTCTATAAAGCAGAGTACGATAGGTATTTTGAGTTTGTGGATGGTTATACCTTCCCAGTTCTTATTACAAAATCAATCTGATGCAAGATAGACCATATAAAGAAATAAAACAAAGTGATTATATTATTAGAGAATTTTCTCAAAGCATCCCTACCTTAGAACTTGTTTGGCATAGAGATAAAGAAGATCGTATAGTTCAGGCTACTCATGAAACCGATTGGCAAGTTCAACTAGATAATGAAATCCCACAGAGGTTATCAAAAAACAAACTATTTATACCAAAGAAAACATATCACCGATTAATAAAAGGAACAGGTGATTTAGTTGTAAAGATATGGCAAAAGGAATAACTTTAGGTAACTATTATGAGAAGCCTAAATCAAACAGACCAGGGATACATGCAAAGAGTAAGAGTTCAAAAAATAAGAATTCTAAGAACTATGTAAAACCCTACAGAGGACAAGGAAAATGAAACTATCAGATATCATACTTACCGAAGAATCAGGACCTAGACAAAAAACAGTTGACCTAAACACACTTAGCTTCGACTTACTTTTATCTGTGTTTGGTAAAAAGCCAATGTTTGGATTTAGCTTACCTAACCCTGACGATTCTTCAAGACAGGTATTTGATCAAGAATCATTAGATGATTGGAAAGCAGGCATTGAAAAGAAATACGGAAACGTAAATATAAGAATAGATGTTGAAGCCAGCTCTCCTTGGGAAAAGATTCAAGTTCTAGATGATAAATTTAGAGCAGATAAAAAACAATATACCAATGCAAAAGGTGCTTGGTTAGATAAAGAGAGACAAGCCGGAAGAACTTCTGGATTAGATTAATAAAGTATGAAGTTATCAAAAATCATATTAGAGAATAATAAGTATGTTGTACGTGAGCAACTGGACCTTTCTGACTACGATGTCGAAAGATTAACAGAAGCAATTGCAACAAAGCTTAATGATTATCTTGATATTGATAATAAGGACCTTTTACATAAAGCTGTTAAAGGAGCACTACAGGAATTAATTCAATAATTAGTTGCTCGTATGAATAAAAGTTCTTATCTTATCTATTAAGATACGGACTGGTTATATGGATTATACTTTCCTTTTAGGATCTATAGAAAATTTACTGGGCAAAAGCCATAAGAGAGCTAGAGATAACTATGCTTTCCACTGCCCTTTTTGCAATCATCGCAAACCTAAGTTAGAGATTAATATGGCTACTAATGAACAGGGTCAAAACTTTTGGGAATGTTGGGTATGTCAAACTAGAGGAAGAAGTATAAGATCATTACTTAGACAGCTAAAAACACCAGCTACACAAGCAGCTGAAATACTCAAATACCTACCTAAGGGTAGTGAGATAGAATATAAGGGACTATCTATAGTAGAGTTACCTAAGGAGTATCAAGCATTATATCAAGCCTCTAGTACTTCAGTTATAGCCAATATGGTTAAAAACTACTTATATGAGAGAGGACTTACCGATAATGATTTTATTAAATATGGGATTGGATACTGCACATCTGGAGAGTATGGAGGACGAGTTATTATCCCAAGTTATTCTGAATCCGGTGCACTCAATTTCTTTGTTGCGAGAAGCTATGATGGCAACTATTTTAAGTACAAAAATCCAGAAGCCTCCAAAGACGTAATATTTTTTGAAAATTTAATAAATTGGAATACACCTATTATTCTTTGTGAAGGTGTATTTGACGCAATAGCAATTCGTAGAAACGCTATTCCTATTCTAGGAAAAAGCTTATCACAATCTTTATATACTAAACTTTTGAGTAGCACTGTACGTGATATTTACATTGCATTAGATACAGATGCTAGAGATAAAGCTTTAGAGATAGGAGAAAACCTACTTAATCAAGGTAAAAAAGTGTATATAGTTAACCTACCAGATAAAGATCCATCTGAAATGGGCTTTACAGCTTTTACACAATTAATTCAATCAGCAGAGGAGTTAGATTTTTCACAAATGATGCTGCACAAATTAAACTTATGATAAAACAAGGTATGAATATTCTCGAACAAAACGAGAAGAAAAGACTTGATTTTAATCCAGAATTAAAACAAATTAATTTCTTAGACAGAAGAGTCTATAAGAGAGGCGAAGGAGTATACTACCCGTCCGTAACTACTATACTCCAGTATATGCCCAAGAATAAGTTCTTTGAGACATGGATCAAGGACGTTGGGCATAACGCCGATCTTATTATGAGAAAGGCAGGTAAAGAAGGAACTCAAGTTCATGAAGCCTGTGAACGGTTAGTAAAAGGTCAGGAAGTATCCTGGATGGATGACTACGGTAATGCAAGATACTCTCAAATTGTATGGGAAATGATTTTGAAATTTGCTGACTTTTGGAGAACTTATAAACCTGAACTTATATCTACAGAAGATTTTGTATGGTCGGACGAACATAAGTATGCCGGTACAGCTGATTTAGTAGTTAAGCTAGACGGTCAAGTATGGCTTTTAGATTTAAAAACCTCAAATAGTCTACATAAATCTTACGACCTGCAATTAGCTTCTTATGCAAAAGCATTAGAAGAATGTAAAGGTATAAAGATAGAACGGACTGGTATACTGTGGTTAAAAGCTAGTACAAGATCAGCTTCTAAAAAGAAAGGAGTATACCAAGGTAAAGGTTGGCAGCTTAAGGTTATTGATGACATAGATAATAACTTTGAACTGTTTCAAATGATATATAAATTATATGCTTTAGAGAACCCTACTACTGAACCTATTTATAATAGTTACCCAACTATAATAAAACTATGAAAATACTATTAAATACTTGTTTCTCTGCACTTTTTTTCTTATCTTTAGTTAGTTGTGGTACATATAATATCCAACACAGAAGTAACAGGGTAGAATCTGTTTTAGCTGTAACTGCTGCAGGAGATACTATACAAGTACCAATTAGTAGAATAATAAATGAATACAACTATGGAGGGTATAACAACTGGCAATTTAGATGGAACAACTACTGGTATCCTTACCAGTCTTTCCCATATTACTTCCACAGAGATTATAATCGTTGGTATGGGGGTACTATTTATAATAGCACACCTTATAGACCGCAAATACAGTTACCCAAAGTTAAAGTAAAAGGTAGAAGAGGAAGCAACAATATTATTAGAAATGATCAAATTAACAGACCTAATACTAGAAGCCCAAGGACGTCCGAAGGTAATCGTGATGGCTGGAGGGGCAGGAGCAGGGAAATCGTACCTCCTCAACCAACTAGACCTAGGATCTCTACCCCAAGTCAACCCCGACAAATACGTAGAGGATCCGAAACACCCCGCATACAACAACCTCAGCCAAGGAGCTCGACTAGCAGATCAGGAAGCGGAAGAGTTAAGCAGCAATAAGGAAACGTTTGTTTGGGATACTACAGCTTCCAATCCTAAAAAAGTAAAAGAGCTTATTGATAAAGGGTATGATGTATACATGGTAATGGTATATACTCATCCCATGATATCTTTTATTTCTAATTTTTCTAGAAAACGTAACATACCTGCAGCCGCTGTTTTTTCTACTTGGAGAAACGTATATCAATTAATTAGTGATTACTCTAAAATGACTAAGGGCAATATTTCTATTTTTGTCTCTGACCGTGGCGGTAAGTATAAAGGAGAGATTGAAGCATTTAATACTGCAGCTAAAAATGGACCTTTAGGTATAAAAGATTACCTACAGAAATATAGTGAAAAAAATGGAATAGAAGGTTCAACCTTTAGAAAGCCAATTAACATGTCTTCACAGGAAGAAGAAGAGTTTATAAAAGCATCTCAGGGGATTGATTGGGATAAGGATTCTTATGGAGAAGATAGAGCTATAAAAGACGCATTCTTAAGTGCATACCAAAAAAATGGTGTTGGTCCTGGAGCAGATAAACTTAAAGAGGCTGTAAAGAAGTATAGAGAAAGAAAAGCTAAACAAGAAGAAAGAGAGAATGAAGTATTAGAAAATATTTCTGAAATGTTATTTAGCCCTAAATTTCAAGAACTCCTACAACATTCTTCTCCTCAAGAGATAGATCAAAAAGTACAGGCATTTTTATGATAGCATTATACCCAGGAGCTTTTAAACCACCACATAGAGGACATTTTGAAGTCGTTAAACGATTATTGAAAGGTAATCACGGTGGTCATATTTATACTAAAGATAGTGCTCCTGATGCTAGTGCCAAGGCTTTAGCCGGACAGAAAGGTAAAGTAGAAAAGATAAATAAAGTTATAGTTTTTCCTGGCGGAGGAGAACGTAACGGGATTACAAAAGGTGAATCAATAGCTATATGGAAAATATATGCTAAATATTTACCTGGAATAGAAGTATTAGACGGAGAAAAGAACCCAATGTTTGCTGCTAAAGATTATGCAGCTGCTAATGAAGGAGAGCAATTTTATGCGGTTACTGGAATTAGAGATGAAAGTGATGTTGCTGATTTAAGAAGAATAACAACTTTTAAAAATGTAAATAACGTTCAAGGACTTCTAATACCCTCAGCTGAAGGGGCAGGTGTAAGAGCAACAGATTTAAGAGCAGCAGCATTAAGTGGCAACCTAGATGAACTTAGAGACTTTTTTCCTAAAGAATTAAAGAGAGAAGAACTCTTGACAATATTAAAAATGTTAAAAGATAATATCATAGCAGAGGTAATGAATCAAAAGATGGAAGATCTTTTTGAGGCTATGTTTGAATCTAAAGAAGAGACTTTAGTTGAGGAAGTTCAAAAAGAAAATAAACCTGAACTTAAAGAATATATTGCTTCAGTATTAGAATATATGCTAGACCAAGGTATGAAAATTACCCCTCTACCAGAAGTTAAAACTAGGCATGATGAAGTAGAGGCTTCTAACTTCTTCGGCAAAACAGCCTACTACGACCCGGGTAAAAAAGAAATTGTACTTTTTACTGCAGGTAGACATCCAAAAGATATCGTTAGATCATTTGTACATGAGATGATTCATCATATCCAAAACCTAGAAGGTAGATTGGAAAATATTACTACTAGTAATACAAATGAAGATGATAATCTATTAGAGATAGAGAGTGAAGCTTATTTAAAGGGGAATATAACTTTCCGCAATTGGGAAGACTCAGTTAAGAACGGCAAGAAAAAAGAAGTTATGGCAGAAGGTAAATACGATTCAATAGTAACATACCTAACAAACAAAAGTATTGCTGCAATAAAGAATGCATTAACTAAAAAGTTACACCATTATAAGGAAGGGCACTTTGGTGATCCTAGTAAAGAGGAGAATTTAGTTTCAATGAAAACAGTTCTTGCTGAGCTTTACCCTATACTACTACTCACCGTACCAGATGATGTTGATAAGAAGTTTCAAAAAGAAACTGATTTAGAGTTTGATTACGAGCTTAAAGTAATGTTTGTAAAGGGTATAGATAGAATAATGAGAGATGGTGGAGCATATAAAGGAGGCTTCGGTAAAGGAGACGATTGGATTCAACCTAAAGTAGAATTGGAATTTGCCCTCGATCCTTATAACTTCCCACATGACTTTGAAGAAGTATCTGCACAAATTTCAGACGTACTCAGACATGAAATAGAACATCTAACTCAAACAGGAGGAAACGAAAGAGGAAAGTCTTTTGGAAAAGATGCACAATTTGGAGGAGAGTTTGGCACTAAAGAAGAAGAAAAGTTCAGAAAACAAATTGCTAAAGGTATAATAGATAATGGAGTTAAATACTTAACACTACCTTCAGAAATAGATGCTAACATTCAAGGATTATATTTAACAGCTAAAAAACAAAAAAGACCTTTTGTCGATGTTGTAGATCAATATCTGTATCAATTCACAGAGCAGTTTGATGAAAAAGGTAATCCCTACTTAACAAAACAAGATGTTGAAGATGTTAAGAGAGTATGGGGCTTAAGACTTAAGTCACTTGGAATTAAACAAAAACTATAAAACGGTTATGGGAAAATTAGTAGATTTATTAGAAGCTTACCCTCTTCCAGAGGTAAAAGTAAAACCACCATACAAGATATATTGTGATATGGATGGTGTGTTAACCAACTTTGAAGAAAGGTTTGACCACTTCACAGGTATGCATCCACAGGAATACGAAAAGAAATTTGGGACAGAACAGTTTTGGCATCTTATTGATACTAAGATAGGTGTTAAGTTTTGGGTAGGAATGGGATGGATGCCTCAAGGTAAACAACTATGGGACTTTATTAAACCATACCAACCAGACCTTTTAACTTCTCCTTCTAGACATGACACTTCTAGACTAGGAAAAAATTTATGGGTTAGAAATAATTTAAATCCTAAACCTAAAACTATATTTGCATACTCAGCTGATAAGCAAAGATATGCTAATGAAAATAGTATACTAATAGACGACAAAAAATCTAACATTAATGAATGGGCATCAAAAGGCGGTATTGCAATTAGATGTAAAGACGGCGATGTTAATCATGTTATAGAAAAATTAAAAGAACTCGGTTATGAATGATAATATTCTTAAAAAAGAATTTAAACAATCAGACGTCCAGAGAGTAAGAAATTTAGTAAATAAAGATTTTACAGGTAAAACTAAATCTCAAGTCGGATACCAAAAAGCTTATAAACATCATAAAGAAGGAGACATTTGGGAGGAAAACGGTAAAACG